TAAATTGTGGTCATCAAACCTCATCAAATATTGGTGGGGTTTTTTCTTTACGCTACAATAAAACTAAATTACTTTAACAATCGTGGCAGCTACCATAATTGCAACTTTAAAAAGTGAAACTGCTAATAGCTATGTCACTTTGTCTGAAGCTAATGATTACTTCGATACTTCTCCAGATTCTTCAACGTGGACAAACAAAACAGATGACCAGAAAAAAAGAGCATTAATATCAGCTACGAGATGGATTGATACTTTAGTTTTTTATGGAGACAGATGTGATGATAGTCAGGCATTAAAGTTTCCCAGAAATAATTATCAAGTTGATGGAGTAGAACTAGCTTGTACTGCAATTCCAAACAATATTAAATATGCACAATATGAATTAGCTAGAGCTTTGGCAAATGATACTGATGCTATAACAGGAACTACTGGTAAAGATGGTAATTTTGAAGAAGTAAAGCTAGGAGACATTCAAGTTAAATACAATACAGCAAGTCAGGGTACTGGTTCTGTAAATAATATTTTAGATGTTTACCCGTGGCTACAAAGTTATCTGGGAGCATATCTGCTTGGTGGAGCAGGTAGTTTTCAACTTAGGGTGGTCAGAGGATAATGGCAGGACAGTTAGACTCAGCATTTAAGCAGATTGCAAAACAGGTTGTAGCTGATCTTGGATCTTCTTTTGATTCTTCTATTGTTTATACAAGAAAAGCATCGGGAAGTTATAACACAGCTACAGGTGCATATACCA